GCGGCTGATGTTGCTGCGATTGGTGGTGCTACAAAAGAAGAAATCCAAAGTACATACGGCACAACGTCCAATTATGTGGGTTCGTCAGTAACAGAAGTGCAGCAGGAATACTTTGAAGAAACACAGATACGTCCTGTAATTAAAGCAACATATGAATTGAGCGGCATGAAAAAATCAATGATAGACTATTGGAAACGTACTATCCCGCATGATTTGGAATACAGCACAGGCACAACCATTTGGGATATTTTGACAGAGCTGCGAGATTTGTATTATCCGTTTGAAATGTTCTTTGACGATGATACTTTTGTGTGCAGAGAAATACCAAGCGGCTATGAAGACCCCCCTGTTCTTGATAGTGATTTATTTGCATCCTTAATTATCAGCGAAGATGCAACAGTGGATTATACAACGGTACGAAATTGTGTTGAAGTATTTGGTAAAACACTCGAAGCCGATAGCTATTGTGATTCCCCCAGTTATGATTCGAGCAGCAATACGTTGATTCTTACTATCACCAATCCATCCACTATTTCTTCTATCAATGTATCCTTTGTATGCCCGCAAACATTTAGTGGTAATCTAAATATCCAGCTCATTAATACAGTAGTAACTACGGATAGCAATGGAGAAGAAAGCACGGCAACTTACACTCACGGTCCCTTCCCTCTCTATGAAGCTTATACTGGCGATGATGGCAATGACGTGTTACAAGATGCAAGCGTACTTAAAGCAAACAAATATTACGTGATACAATATTCAACCGACTATGATGCTTTTTATTTCCAAGGACAGGAGCAGGCCCATGCTATGGTCAAGCTCGTAGATAAGCTGCCTACTCCTACAGAAATTGAAGCACAGAAAGTAGAGGAAAACTGTGACAATCTCGAATTTATTTGCGTAACCGACCCCGATGTGATCAATGGCTGGTATAACTCGCGCTTTACAATAGAAAAAATTGGACAGCGCAATGAAGTATTATCAGGCGGCGATTACGATAATTATTATACGGATGCCAGCGCATTAGAGGTTTGTGAATATGAACACTGGAAACGTTGCCGCTTAGAAGATTCTATAACTGTTGAAACGATATTGATACCATGGTTAGGCGTGAATGAAAGAATAGATTATGCAGCAAGATATTTAAAAACCAACGTTGCTGTTGAATGGATTGTCAAAAATATATCAATAAATTTAGGTGAGGGTACTATGAGCATAAAAATGACACGGTACTTCCCCTATTATCCATATATAGTGAAGAACAAATACAATGATAAGGGAGGAATTACTTAATGAGTTCTCAAACAAGTATTGAAAGTGTGGCGAAAGATAAAATTGATGAAATCTCTACGGCCTGCCAAAAAGCTATTTATTCAGGCATTGATGTAGAGTTGAGTACGGGTGTAAAACATTTCAGTCTCGATTTATACGACCAGACCAATATTGATAATCTTATGACAGCCGTAACGCTTGGAGCCGCTGAGTATCCTTATCATGCCGACAATGAAAAATGTACAATGTTTAGTTCCGCTGATATTCTGACATTGTACATTGCTTGCAAAATGTTCATCACGCAGCAGACAACATACAATAATTTAATGAAGATATATATTAATCGTTTAACTGATATGGATACTATTAAGTCTCTTTCATATGGTAGTGTTTTACCTGATGACTTATTAGAGGAAGCGCAAGTGCTTATGTCTCAATCTCAGGCACAAATTCAGGCAATCGTTTCCTCTCTTAATGTGAAAGGATAAAACACTATGCGCAATATACAAAAATAAAGGAGGCGATTCGTGTAAATGAAAACATCATCCGAAGAATATTTGGCGCGTCTTGATGAAATACAAAGTTCAACACAGACAAAGCTCGTTATGCTTCCTGAAGATGAGCCACGTTTTATCATAGATTCAAATACTCGTGTCGTTACAATACCTGAAGAATTTACATTCCTTGGTGTTTTAAAAGATACTACATTTGAAACTTTGTATTTTGAAATAGACCGCTATTACGATACATACGACCTTAGTGAACACACCTGCGTGATACAGTACATGATAACGGACAGCGAGGATGAGGTGTTGACTGAGGGTATTTATTCGATTGATAAATACGATATAACAACTGTTGATGGCAAGTTAATTTTTGGCTGGACTATCAAGAGCGAAGTAACTCAGTACGCGGCCAATGTTAATTTTGCGATTAGATTCTATACAACCACCAAAAAGAACGATAAGGTAGTATTCTCTTTTTGCCTGAATACTTTGGCCACTAAACTTCCTGTCCTTAATACTCTTGATGTCACGGCAGAAGATATAGTCGGGGACCAGACAAGCTTAATAGAGGAATGGGCTGACTTGATAGCACAGTTTAAAACCGATGAGGCAGCACGAGCAACCGCAGAAAGTGAACGCGTCACGGCTGAAACAAAACGTGAAGAAGATACCGCCGCCGCTATTACTAATGTTCAAACTCAGACAACCGAAGCTATAACTCAAATGCAAAATACTGTTAATACGGCAGTAACACAAGCTCAGAGTGATGTAAATGATGCGATAAGTGATGCGGAAGCTGCAACCACTCGTGCTAATCAAGCTGCTGACAATGCTGCGACTGCCGAAAGTTGGGCTGTTGGTGGAACTGGTACTCGTACTGGCGAAGATACAGATAATGCGAAATACTACAAGGAACAAGCTCAGACTATAGCGGATGGATTGAATGGAGCGCTATTACCTCGCGGTACTGTGGCATTTGCTGATTTACCTTCGATCGATACTGCTATGGCTGGCGACCTCTATATCATCAGTGATGAATTTACAACCACTACAGATTTTGCTATTGGTTCTGGCGTAGAGATGGATAAGAAAACGGCAATATATAAATCAACAGATAGCAAATGGATGATTCTTGCCGGAACCGCTATGGACGATAAAGCAAAAATCACCATGAAAGATATTACTATTCCTTCGACTGGTTGGGCTAATACAACAACGGATACTGCTGTGGATGGGTATAACTATTATATAGATGTTGCCGATACAGAAGTAGCAGCGACTATGTTCCCTATTGCATCTCTGTATGGTTCATCTATAAGTACGGCAAACGATGCAGGGTTTAGTGCAACTGTTAAAGCCAATGCGGGTTCTTTGCGCTTCTGGGCCAAATCAATTCCAGCAGCCGATCTATCGGTACACCTTGCACTTTTGGACAGCCGTGAGGATGGCAATGGATATGGCACTATAAACGTTTCTGAAAAATTAGATACGAGCCATTTTTTGCTTGATAGTCAATTAGGTGTCGCAGCAGGTATTGCCACTTTAGATGCGGACGGTAAGCTTGCCGGAGCACAGAGATTTACTGTAGACTGCTATACCCAAACAGAAGTGAATACCAAGATAAGCGATGCCGTTGATACACATAATTCGGATAGTGAAGCGCATCCGACTCTGACAGTAGCTCTGGCTAATTTACAGGCATATGTTTCTTTTATTGAACTGAAATATGCCTCAAATATAAAAGACAATAGCTTCTCTGTGATTTTTACGAGTCTGGATACTGTAGATGTGACTGGCGTATATAACACAACACAAGCGAGGATCGAATTCTAAAGTTATGGCAGAGATACAAGAAAAATCCAACAACAATATTAGCAAAAATGGAACATGTTATACTTTAGCAAATGCAGCAGATGATTTGTTTATCTATACTATGACTGTTACAAGACCTTCTCCTGACAAATCAATAGAGACTAAAAAGGTAACAGAGATGATAGAGCGGTTAATTGATACGCCCGAAGATGAAGCAAAGAATGAATTGAACACAGTTTGCAAACGATTGAAACGGCTTGAAGGCAAACAAGGATACCCGCGTTCAGTTATGCCTACGTATGTTAAGCGGATACAAGATTGCGCCGTTAATATTATGACGGGTATTGAACAGGCCAATGAATGTAACTCACGGACAGAATATCATGAGCGAATAGTCTTTATAAATCAGGTAATAGCACAATGTTCGCTATTGGCTGATTATGTCCGTATAAGTTTAAAGCTTGGGTATATAAATATTAAGCGCAGTGAGGCATGGAACAAGAGAATTACAAATGTCCGTGCTATGAGTATTAAATGGAAACAAACAACTGTTGAAAATGCAAAGAAGAAGGACAGTGAAAAGAAAGCTGTCGAGATGAATGAACTGAAAGAAGCAATGCGTGAGGTATTAGACGAATATAATAACGTTGAATAATTTTAGTTCTTGGGGTATGGTCTGTTTTCTGTGGCGGTCGTTTTGTCCGGTTCTGGTGGTCGCGCTCGCGGAACACCAACAACTCCAACAACGTGTGTGGTATCAACACGGATGGGTCTAACAACAACAACAACTATAACAACTCCTACGCGGTCCGCCCCGCTCTGACGAGACAAGCCTGTACAAGTAAACATATATGCGTATATGGAGAAAGCTGTGCCCTCGCCAAAGGAGACTATATCCCGTTGCTTAAAGCAATAAACACATAGCGCCGATGCCATTTGTCTACTGAGATGAATGGCTACCACGGCGTTTTTTATTTTGTTTTTTATTAAGGAAACCAATGACATATGAAGAAATTTGTAATTACGAAGTATTGTATAGAGCGTTCTTAAAAGCAAAAGAGGGTAAACGTAAAAAGGAGAGCGAGGCCAAATATGAACAACGAGCTTTGCTATGTACCGAAAAATTAAGACATGACTTACTAACTAAAAAGTACTACCCTCGCCCTTTCAATATCTTTTATGTATATGAACCCAAACAAAGAATAGTCCAAGCACCAGCTTTTGTAGATAAAGTAGTTCAACACGCAATGGTGGACAACTATGTTTACGATGCCATCACTCACAGCTTCATTCCGGCCAATGCGGCAAGCCAAAAAGGTAAAGGCACACATTTTGCGTTACAGAATTTAAAACATGATATGCAAACCTATTTTAGAAAACGCAAAGGCAGGGCCGAAGAAAGAGCCAAACGCAATGGACTTGATTATCCTAAACAGTCTGAATGGGATTATGCAAATGGCTGGGTATTAAAGTGCGATATTCATCATTTCTTTGCGAGCATTGACCATGATTTATGCAAGGCCAAGCTCCGCAAGAAAATTGCAGACGATGATGTTTATAACATGATGTGTATGTATATTGATTCATCTGAAGGACTGCCGCTTGGATATCAAACTTCACAGCTATTTGCTCTTCTGTATTTGGATGAGATGGATCATTTTATCAAAGAAAAATTACATATAAAGTATTATGGCAGATATATGGATGATTTCTATTTGATTCATGAGGATAAGAAATATTTGCAATACTGTTTAAAGGAATTAAGAAAATTTCTTGGAGATTTAAAGCTTGAATTAAATAACAAAACAGCTATATTCCCTCTGAAGAATGGTATTGATTTTCTGGGTTTCCATACCTACCTTACCGAGACTGGCAAAGTTATAATGAAGCTTCGCCGTTCATCAATTAAGCGTATGAATAAACGAATTAAAATATGGGCCAAGTTATACCCGGAAGGTAAGATTACTAAAGAAAAAATAGTGCAAAGCTTTAAAGCCTGGAACGCACACGCCGCACATGGCGATACTTACTCACTTCGTAAAAAGTATAAGAAAAAAGTTGAAGAAATTATCAAGGAGGCGATTGTTATATGAGCACAAAACTCAGTGCGAAAGCTGCCGGTAGCATAGTGTATATGAATTTAAGCGGTACAAAGACAGCTTTTATTGTAATCAATCAAGGTAAACCCAGTTCAAGTTACGATTCGAGCTGTGATGGAACATGGTTGGTGCAGCAAGATTGTGTAACTAAAATGGCATTTGATTCATCTTCTCAGTTGTATAGCAGCTCTGCTGTTAAAACATGGCTCGAAGGAACGTATAAGGGATATTTTGATTCGGATATTCAAGCTGTGATAAAGAGTCCCAAGTTGCCGTGGAATGGTTCAACAGTGTCTTGTAGTGGCCCATTCTTGCTTTCCATGACAGAGGTTGGCCTGACAAGTAATTCTTATTGGGTAACTGAGGGCGCGACCTGTTCGTATTTTACTTCTAATAGCCTGCGCATAGCTAAATATAATGGGAGCGCCAGCTTCTGGTGGTCGCGCTCGCGGGACGCCGGCGACTCCTACTACGTGTGTGGTATCAACACGGATGGGTCTAACGGCAACTACTACTGTAGCAACTCCTTCGCGGTCCGCCCCGCTTTAATTCTTCCCTCTTCCCTCTCTGTAGGTGACGACGGATATATTGTAACGAACACTGCTCCAACTATAGCCAGTAGCTCCGGTAGTTCCGGTGTTTCTCTTGGTACTAAAAGCGCCGTATTTTCATTTAATTATACTGTCGCGGATGCCGATGGAGATGCCTTGACCGTAACAGAAAAGATCGACAGCAATACTATTCGTACTGTTACAAGTGTAGCAAGCGGAACCAGTATGACTTTTTCTGGTACTACTACCGAAAGCGATTTTATGAAGATACTTAATGGTTCTCACACTCTTTATATTGTAGCAAGTGATGGTACAGACCAGACCACATATACGGCAACATTTACAAAGAGCGTAACTAATGCAAGCATTACACTTAAAGCTCCCCTTACAGTCAGTGGCGACATTACAGCAGCAGTTTTAAATATTACCGGCAGCATACCTGACGATGCTACATATACTGTACTTGCAACTAATAATGCGAATGACACTACGCCTGTTTGGCAAGATGTGACTTCTGATGTAAAGAATGGTGTAAACTTTATATTTAATAATACTACTTGTGCAAATGGAGCTGCTTTTAATTTTAAAATTACGGTATCGGAAGGTAGCTCCGGTACGGGCGGTTATATAAGTGCTGTAAACGGTGCGTTCCAGTAAGGGGGTATGATTTATGCTTATATGGGAGAAGAAGGACCTGCCAACAATTGCGGAAAAGAAAATTACTGAAATGGCAAACCAATGTCAAGCTCTTATTTATGCAGGTATAGATGTTGAGCTTTCAGATGGCACTAAGCATTTTAGCTTGGAGCCAAACGACCAAACTAATATTGATTCGATGTGGAGTACGATAACCTTGGGTGCAAAAGAATATCCTTACCATGCGGACGGGGAGCAATGCAAAATGTTTACTGCAACGGATATTATGACATTATATGTTGCCTATAAAAGTTACGTAACGCAGCAGGTAACTTATAATAACTTTTTAAAAATATGGATCAATCGCGAAACTGATAATGCTACAATCGCCAATATAACTTATGGTGATGATTTGCCCAGCGATTTAGCGGCTGAAATGCAAAATATTCTAACACAAGCTCAAGCTCAAATCCAATCTGTTATCAACTCACTTACATCATCTAATACTGATAGTACGACTGAAACGGTGAATGAATAATGAATCAGCAGCATTATAAATCGCATGTACTAAAAGATATAGTTCTTGCCATTGTATATGGTCTTTTATATTGTGGATTAGAAATATTATTTAGAGGCCGTACACATTGGACTATGGCCTGCCTTGGCGCGGTATGTGGAGTTGTGATAGGAGAGCTTAATTCGCATTTGCCATGGGATATATCATTATTAGCTCAGGGAATTATCGGCTCTGTGATTGTAACTGTGCTTGAATTTATAACGGGCTTAATTGTCAATGTTTGGTTATGTTGGGATGTATGGGATTATTCGGATTTGCCTTTTAATATTATGGGGCAGATATGTTTGCCATTTTCAATTTTATGGGTGGGTGTATCAATCATCGTAGTAGTGCTGGACGATTGGCTGCGTTATTGGTGGTGGGGCGAAGATAAGCCTCATTATAGAATAATATGATGTAAAATGAAGGGAGGTTAATTATGAATGCAATGGATTTATTTGAGCTGTTGGGCGGAGACATTACTGACTTCCTTTCTAAATATGGGGTCACTGCAACAGTTATCCTCGTCCTTGCGCTTACATGTATCCAAATGGTTCCGCAAATAAAGTTCAATCCATGGACAAAAATCTTTGCTTTTATAGGTAGGCTTTCAAATGCAGAAGTTATAAATGAAATCAAGGGTGTAAAACAGGATGTGTCCGAGCTGCGTAACGAGGTGCAAAATATCAAGCTCGAAACAGAAGATATTCGACACGACGCTGCTGAAAACAAGGCCGTGACATTGCGCACTCAGATACTCCGCTTTGGGGATGAGGTATTCCACGGAGAATCACATAGCAAAGAACACTTCGACCAAATTTTAGATGACATAACGTTATATGAAAAATACTGTGAAACGCACCCTGAATTCCCAAACGAGCGAGCAAATATGGCGATTAAAAGAATAAAGGATGTGTATATGGAACGCTTAGAAAAAAACGATTTTCTATAAAAGGAGGTGATGCGCTATGAATCTGATATATGACGGAGAGAATTTGACCACAACCAAATTTTCATCCAGTCAAACATATGCCCCTGATGAGATCACAGTTTTTATATCAAAGGAATATTTGAATTGCAAGATGTACTTAGTGGTCCGTGACTGTAAGAACAAGATGGATGTTATAAAGTTAAAGCAAATCAACAGCACCAATATTAAATATTTTAATTATACTCCGGCGTTTGACTCTCCATTAAAGATTAACGAGGGCGAATGTTATATTAGTCTTATAGGGATAAATAGTGAAAATGGAGTAGTACAATTCTCGACTCCAAGTATTACAGTACTGCTTGCGAATATTGACTATAATTTTAAAGCACAAATTTCTTTAATTGAACAGTTCAGTAAAGCAAGTGCATCAACCTACCGGCAAATGTATGAACTATATAATAAGGTTGTTGAATTAACTAATATGAATATTGATATTTTAAAAAGCACTGAGGGAGGCGATGAAGCCCAATGAGAGTTTTTGATAAGGTCTATCTTTTTAATAATACTACTGGTGAAGCAAAATGGACATTGCCAACTTTGACATCACAGTTCGTAGTTGAAGTACGCGGTAGTTCCAGTATGAGCCTGAAGATTTATGGTGGGTGTAGCAAAAACGAGGATGATGAACCCGAAACGTTGCTTGCTTGTATTGATTCTTCGGACTTCTCTACAAAAACCGAAATAACACAGGCAGGTATTTATAATTATGCTGTCGATGGTATTTATACTATTAAGGCGGTTCTGTCCGGTGATAATGTTACTGTACTTGGAAAGGCCGGTGGTTAAAATGGCTGTTGATGTTATAGCACGAGGAATGGCGGCAAGAGCTATGAGTTCGGGTGGCAGCGGTAGCGGGACTTGCGATTGTGATCATAAGGTTGCAACTGACAGTGATACCGAGGCCATGCTTGATGATACTCTTAGTGGCACAGTTGATGAGGAAAGCGTTTCGACTGATGCTAATACTGCTGCAATGATTAATGATGTGCTTGGTGATTTGTGATAACGGGCGTATGTTTTATGGCATATATCCGTTTTCTATATTATTTTCTATTTTATAATTACATAATAGGAGGATTTAATTATGGCTACTTATGATGTTTCCAAACTCGCGCGGCTTGGTGATGTAAAGAGCGCATTGGTTCGTAGCAAAGAAGTATTCTCTACCAAAACTGAATTGAATACTGTTTCTGCTAAGGTTGATACTCTTGAAGCTGCTGGCGGCGAGCCTAACGTTATTACGAGTGTAAAGGTTAACGGTACTGCTCTTACTATTACTGACAAGGCCGTTGATGTGGAAATACCTGTCTATTCTGTTGTTAAGGATGAGACTTCTACTGATTACGCCGCTGTTTATCATTTGACTGCTGATGGCGCAAATACTGGTGTGGCTATCAATATTCCCAAGGATATGGTGGTTAGCTCCGGCAGTGTCGTTGTCAATCCTGAAGGTCAGACTGCGGGTACTTATCTCAAGCTCGTTCTTGCTAACGCTACTAACGATGAGATTTATATTCCTGTTGACAGCCTGATCGAGTATGTTACTTCTGGCTCTGTTACCGGTGATATGATCGTAGTTACCGTATCCGATGACCATAAGGTAACTGCTACTATCACCGATGGCACTATCACTAAGGCAAAGCTGGCTTCCGAAATTCAGACTCAGCTCGATAAGGTTGATGCTCTGTCTGCTGGCGCTACTAAGGTCGAAGCTTCTACCACCAATGGTTATGTCAAGATTGACGGTACTGAAACCAAGGTCTATGAGCATCCGACTACTACTGCTAAGACTGCTACCTTTGTTAAAGTCGGTAACGATGCAAACGGCCATGTAGTGATTGGTGCTGCTATTGCAAAATCCGACATTACTGCTCTGGGTATTCCTGCACAGGATACTACTTACGATGCAGTTACAACTTCCGCTAACGGCCTGATGACCTCGACGGACAAGACCAAGCTCGACGGCATGGAGATAGCCACGGATGATGAGGTTACTGCTATGCTCGATGAGGTTTTGCCGACTGCTTGATTTAATTCGAGTAACACCAATTGATTGATAATGCGGGTGTAGAGGATGTCCTTTACGCCCGCTAACTTTTTATAATGGAGGCGCGCATGAGTAATTTGACTACATTAGAACAGGCTAAAATGTGCGTCCTGAGAATGAAACAGTATGTTGATGATTTGTTTACTAACGTTTATACGCAAATAAGTTCAATTAATGATACCGTTAACGAAGCATCAACAACAGCAGCAGATGCGAAAACTATTGCTACAAATGCTCAAAGTTCTGTAGATGAAGCTAAGACTCTTGCACAGGAAGCCTCGTCAAAAGCCGATGGCTATGAAGCTGCAATAAATAAGAACACCAAAGAAATTGACGCATTGAAAATAAAGCTTACTGATATTACAGAAAATACATTTAGTGTAAGTTTTGAAAATCTTGATGATGTTAATGTTACTGGTGTTTGGAATGTTACTCAGGCACGTATTGAATTCTAATAATTTGAAGTGAGGTGTTATATTTTATGGATGTTAATTCTTTTCTTGATGTTTTGATTCCTGCAATTATTCGTATTATAGGCGCAGGTATTATTTGTTTTGCATCTACTATCGTTATTCCGTGGTTGAAAGAGAGACGAATCTGGTATTACGTAGTGCGCTTTGTTGATGCAGCAGACAAGCTCGCAGAAACGGGTGAAATAGAAAAAGGCGAAGCAAAGTTTGATTATGTTGTAGAATGTTTAGAAAATGCGGGAGTTAAAGTCGATTCTACTGTTGAAGCATGGATCGAGGCTGCTGTGCGCGAAGCTGATATTGCTGCCGATAAAATAAAAGAGGCAGTTAAGACTACGGCAAAGACTACGACAAAATCAACATGCCGCAAATCCACTAAATCCACCAGCACAAAAACTGATGAAGCGAAAGATCAAGCGTAAGGCCAAACCCAAGTTTTCAAAAAATGTTATTGTGTTGCTGCTACTTTCTGTCCTAATTTTCACAGTGACGATGACAGTTATTTATGTGATAACTGGTGGTGTTCCTGATACTTTGATAACCGCCTTTTACGCTTTTGCTGGTGGAGAGGCCGGCTGTTTAGGATTGATAAAATATAGTGATACAAAATTTGAGCAGGGCAACAATGACGACACGGAGGTATAACTATGAATAAAGAACTTAATGATATGGTATGTGAATGTATTACTATTTGTGTTTCTGGTGATACTGATGGCGCAGTGAAGAATCTTGCATCTAATGTTAAAGCGTATTCCAAGAAATATGGCACTTATGAATTTATCAAGTATTGTGTTTATGCAGCCGAAATTATGGCAAATACAAATCTCATTTCGAAGAGTGTACGCAAGCAGGCCGTTGTTGCTGTGCTTGATATGATTGGAATTAAAAATACTCCCGAAACTGATGCTATGATTGAAAAGGCTGTTGACGAATTGAATCATTACACGAGAGTATTTGCGAAAGAATTTTTAAAGGATTGATAGTTAAAAGATGAGCATTCCACCTTTACGGGCGGGATGCTCATTTTTAGAATAGGAGGTGTAATGAAATGAGTGTTATTACATATTCGTTGAAAAAAGATGGCAATACTTCATTATCTAAAAATTTCAAAGTCAAAGAGTTCAAGTGCAATGACGGTAGTGATACGATTTTGATTTCTTCCGAACTCGTAGAAGTATTGCAACAGATACGCGATCATTTTGGCAAAGCCGTAAAAATTAACAGCGCATATCGAAGTGTAGCATATAATAAAAAGGTAGGGGGAAGTTCAAAAAGCCAACATTGTCAGGGGACTGCTGCGGATATATGTATCAGTGGGGTTGACCCTTTAAAGATTGCACTGTATGTGGCTTCTCTTCCGGCATTTACACAACGTGGTGGTATAGGATATTACGGGCGTGCCTCTCTTACTTCAGGTTTTGTTCATGTAGATGTCCGTACCTCTAAAAGCAGATGGATCAGTAAAACAGGAACACAATACCTATCCGTGTCTACGATTATGCCCACATTAAAACAAGGAGCACGCGATGGCGTTAGCGGTGCTTCATATGCGGTGACTATTTTGCAACGGCATCTTGGCTTAAAGGCTGATGGTAAGTTTGGCCCGAACACTAAAACAGCTCTTATCAAATGGCAGACAGCACATGGGCTTGTTGCAGATGGAATCGCTGGGCCTAAGACTTGGGGTGCTATGTGATGGAATACAAAGCAGGAGATAAAATAAGACTTCATGGACGATTATTCTCTAATAGCCAGACACACACTGGAATCTTACGCAATGGCGAATGGTACATTTACGACAGCAAGCCAGTTTTTGGACGATACAGAATTACAACATCGCTCGACAGAGTGCAACAATATCCAATCAGTGTGAATGTGAGCGGCTATGTGAATCCTGAAGACATTGAGTTGATAGAATGATTGTATCTGTGCAAAAATTTTCTTATTGACAATTCAAATGAAAATTAGTATAATATAAGTGACCGAAAGGCAATTTAAGGTGTTTCACGACCGCAACTGTGAGCTTTAATTCGGGTGTTTCGCTACCGAAAATGCGAACTTTAATTTAAGGTGTTTCACGACCGCAACTGTGAGCTTTAATAGAAGGGCGGGAAACTGCTCTTCTATTTTTTTTGGAGTTTTATATGTTAAGATTTTATGATGTTGATCCTGCTTATGTAAATTATCTTCGTCAATTTGATTGTCGTGTTCCAAACATACTATATAAACAACATGATAAATTTGTTTGTGGAATAATTTTGTCAATTAAAGGATATAATTATTTTGCGCCAATTTCATCAAATAAAACAAAGCAACAAGCAAATATTTTAATTTTAGATAATACAGGAAATATACTCTCGTCAATTAAATTTAATTTTATGTTCCCAGCTCCTGGCTCGGTCATTACATATAAAGACTTTAAAAAGATTCGTGCAGTTGACTCTTCATATGCAAACTTGTTAGAAAAAGAATATAGGTTTTGTGTGTCGCACGAGCAAGATATTAGAAACAAGGCCATGAAAATATACAAAATTGGTTGTAATCCAAGTCATGTTTTAAATAAATTTTGTTGCAATTTTTCCTTACTCGAATCAAAATGTACCGATTGGATAATCTCTCAATCCAAATAATTATATGAATACAAAAAATGGACTCTATTCCCAAAATTCAAAAATTTTCCATAAATGGGTAATAGCAGTCCATTTTTTAGTTTTATTGCCCCAACATAGCAAGAACTTCATCAAGGCTCTTTCCGCTCTTGGCCATTGCAGCAGCTATCTTTTCAGCGTCAGCTTTGCGTGCTTTAACTTCGGCAGCTTCTTTGGCTTTCTGTTCTGCTTCTTCAAGTTTCGGCATCATATGATTTAGTGCAACCTTTAATTGATTCCGTTCTTTGCGTTTAGCTTTAATATCAGTATCTAATTTTGCTATTTCAGAATCCAGTGTTTCAATCTTTTTCTGTTGAGCATTTACACTGGCACGAACCTCATCAACAGACATAGAACTGATGCGCTTACCACGAGCCATAATAAAACCTCCATTACTATAGTGTTAATGCGATGATTTGAATATAGCACAGGGATACAGCATTGTCAATAAAATTTTTAACAACAACCACAACCTTTATTTTATTATTACATACTTAATGGGGGTATTTAAATATCTAATAGTAAAACAAAAATTATCACGATTGGTGTAAAACTGGTGTAACGAGCAACTTGGTTTTATCATTTTATAATTTAGATACGTTCAATATATTAATTTTACACTCAAAAAACCGCTTTTTCACCGGCCGAAAATCCCTATTGGATTGATTCATATAAACTTATGATTCATCGTGATTTTTTACATTTAGTTCGTTTGAAATCAACAACTTTATGTAGTACATAATTCATAAGTTCACAACGGCTTTTATAAGTTTCTGCGCAATTGGTGTAAAAATGGTGTATGAAAAATTTATTTAACGTCCTTGTTCGATTGCCGAAACCTTACTGCAAAACTCATGCTCAACATCCTCAATTCTAATGTGGGTATAAACATCCAACGTTAAATCAATGTCAGAATGTCCCATGAGGTATTGAACTGTTTTAGGCGATACATCTTCCCTGACCAGTCGAGTACAAAAAGTATGGCGTAAAATATGTGGAGTAATATGAGGCAGTTGCAATTCTTGACTTTCGCTATGTTCGGAATTGTATCGCTTGACAATGACATCCAAGTGCTGTCTTATTGATGCCCGTGTTTCAGGATTTCCAGCCAAGGTCAAAAATAGAAAACCACTAACGCCATCTACTGTAAATTCTTTTTTTATTAGTGATCTATTTTGAATCGCATGTTTTGCACACTTCCTGGCTAAATCGGTCATAGGAATATATCTAATCCCGTTTATAGACTTTGGCTTCTCGATACGAAGACTTCCATCATGTAAAAGCACCAGCTGTTTTGATATGCTAATCCTATTGGTTTTAAAATCAATATCATTAATTGTTAATCCACATAGTTCGCTAACTCTCATTCCTGTTTCGCCAAGCAAGGCAATCGCATCAAAATGTTTATTACAAACTCTATCATTTTTTATATAATCTATTAGCCTTGCATATTGATCTGGGGTTAGAGGTTTGCGAGCTTTTGTATCATTATCAATAATTGATGAAAGTTTGAACCCAAAAGGATTTTTAACTAAATAGTCATACTCAACGGCCATTTGAAAAGCACTGGTCAAAATACCTTTATAAAAACAAACCGTATTATATGAACTTCCTGATTGTTTTAATTCTATCAGCCAACGCTTTGCTTCAATGTAATTAACAGTGTTTATAGGTTTCTGTCCAAAGCTTTGTCTTGATAAAATCTTTTGTTTGCGCTCATATTCTTGTTTTGTGCTTTCTCGAATTCTGCCAGCCTTGCCATCAATGTAAATTCCTATAAGTTCAGCTACAGTAATTTTTTGCATTGAGAAATCCACGCAACTTTTATTTAACTTGGAAAAATATTCTTCCTTATCACGCAACTCAACCAAAGTATTAGCATAGATAGTTTGACGTTTACCACAATGATCTGTAAATCTATATTGGTACGTTCCATCCTTTCTTTGAGACTCCCCTGTTCTGAGGACTCTACCTTTTAAATCCTTCCGTTTTGCAGTGGCCATTGTTGACATTTAAAATCTCCTTTCTACTGACCACCATCATGATAATTTTGTTTGTCGAATATTATATCACAAATTGGGCAAAAAATCATCAGATGGAAAATTGATTATCTAAGAATTTTTCAAATTGTTTACGTTTTATTAATCGTTTGGACCCAACCCAGATTACGAACGAACACTTGTCAGACGAAGTTAGTTCCCTTATTTTCCCTGTTCCAATGTTAAAATACCCTGCTGCCTCTTCAACGGTTAAGTTTGCTTTTTCCCAAATCGGGACTTCGTTTTTCATATATAACCTCCTTTGTTAAAAAAGCCGCTACCAGTGCTACCGCATTGATAACGGCTTATAAAATTTATCCTTGACACCGCTGTGCGACCGTGTTACAGTAATAAGCAAGAAAAGACACTCGTGACAAGATGAACTGCCTTCCCATTCTTAGAGGGAGGTGGTGTTATGAATGAAACAATTATTGTTGTTGCGTTCATTTCTAATGTAATGACAATTATCAAATTCTTCATTTCTATGTATGATAGATTTACTTCCCGCAAGTAATTTGTCTTACATATCATTCTTGTCTGTTAACTCAGATAAGATTCATTAAAGTTTAAAGGTTAACGGTTAAAGGTTATGTCCGAATATTTATCTGGAAGGCATTCGTGATATGAAACGAGTGTCTTTTCTTATGCCTATTACTATAATTGATTGATACCTGTTTTATTATATGTTATAGTAGTGAACAAGGAGAAGCATCCACATTAGAGTGATTTGCCTTACTAATAATGATTACATACATACCCATGTATATTATCGGAAAGTGAGGTGAATCATATGGATAATTTTAATTTGATATGTAAGATAGTTGACCTTATCAATAATCTTTTTAATATCGTATCTTTCTTTATCCTCGTATATAACACTGCTTTGGCACAGTAAGGTATATACGCTTTTACTCTGTTTGCAGATGTCCAATTCCCAAATGACTTGCCAAATGTAAATTTTGAATACTACATTGTTAGTAGGGCATTCGCAGAGATGTGGGTGCTTTTCCTTTTGTTCACTACTATAACAATAGCGAATTATACAGCAGTAGAAGTTTCAGGTGGAATAATCATAATTGCAGATTGCTTTTCTTCTGATATTCTTTGTTGGGCAATTCTATAATAGATTTCGTCTAACTCTATACCAAAATATCTTCTACCCAAGCTTGCCGCAGCCACGCAGGTTGTCCCGGTTCCCATAAATGGGTCAAGTACGATGTCTCCTTCTGCACTGCTATTCAAAATCAGATTCTTCACTATGTTGAGTGGTTTGACTGTTGGATGTTCATACTTTTTTGATTCTGCGCGATTGCTTGGCGTAACGTAGAATGTGCGCTTAGTATGATAGTTGCCGCCTACTCTTACACCTTTTTCACGGAAGAACATTATGTATTCAGTGTCTGACAAATATTTATTTCCACAAGCAGGAGTCGGGTCTGTTTTGTGCCAGCAGATAATATTGAAGTTACATCCTTTGCCTTTGACAAAATAGTCCAGTAGAATCGGCACTTGCTTTAGAGAACAGAATATATAGATGTTAATTTTCTTCATGACACGGCATACCTCATCAAGTACTGCTGTATTGAACCCATTCTCCAAAGGTTTAAGATTATCCCATATCTTTCTGCCGGGGTCACGATTAAGACCACCGCCTGCTGTTGTAATGAGATATGGCGGGTCTGTTACTACAAGGTCTACCGAATGGTCAGGTACATCGCGCAACAATTCAAGACAGTCTCCACATAAAAGATTACTTTCTATTTGCATCATCCCCTATCATTCATTAAATTTTACAATGTATTCCATCATGCTCCATCCACCGTTAGCTTGAATACTCTTAATAGGTTTGTCTAAATAATAATCAGGAATAGCATTTGATACAATCTTTCCATGATCATATTTAAGTTTTATTCCATCAAAGATATTATTAACTGTGATATATCCCCATTCGTCATCTTTATTATTTAATACTTCATCAATTAAATTTCTTAAAGTAGCAGCGCCAGTGACAGAATACCATGATGTAGCATCGCCGCAATCTGATATGTGTTTAAATTTTAACATTGTTATACTCCTGTTGAACCAAAACCACCAGTACGAGTAGTATTAGTTACATCATCGTCAGTGGTAAGATAATTGACAAACACGCCTTGCATAAATCGGCTAAAAATAGGAAGGTCAAGGTCTGCCTTAGTGACTTCAATCTCAGCCATAATATGTCCATAATTTTCCGCATCATAGTACGATGAGTCTATTACACCAACCGAATTTAATAGCCTTTCTCCATACTTAGTACCCAGCCCCGAACGAGGATAAAGCATCAGAACAACATTGTCTGGCATGGCACATCTTATACCTGTGGGGAACTTCATTGTTCTGAACGCTTTGATTCTTTTGATCCCATCACTAAAAGGGCAATACAAGTGAATCTCGCAAGGTGCTTCAAAATCATATCCAGCAGACCCTACAGTTGAGCGCCTAGGTAGTTTTATATGATTATAAATATTTTTGATTTCTTCATCGGAGGGTATCTCTATATATTCTTTCATACAATCAATGTAGTCTTTTTTAAATTGTTCATAAGGAACTTTCTCGAACCAAATGCTCATTTCTTTATTCTCTCCTTTTTAAGATTGCTCAATCGACAATTACCATAATCTCCATCAATATGTTTTAAAGTATAACCTTCGGGCAAACTATCATAATACATTTCGTAGACAAGTTTATCCACTTGAATCGTTTGGCCAGTTAGTTTACTATTCGCATACATTACGCCGTCAACTTCATAAGGCTGGTCAAATTTATCGCGCATATAATCTTCTATAAATTTATCACGCCAAATTCTGTCAGCACGTTGATTGTCAAAGAACTTTTTAAGATTATAATTGGCTTTCACTGCTGCACCTCACTATTGTCAAACCAGACGTTAAGACTCTCCACACATTTAGGACACAAATCTAACTGCTCACCTTGATGATATACAACTCTGGCATTTGCGCCTTTACTTTCAATATTAACTCTAAACATCCTAATTGCAAAATTATCCAATTCATTATTAGTAAGGTCGTAATACTTACCACATCTGTCACACTTCATTGCTTGCATCATTAATCTCCTTATGTTATAATTCAGTAAATATTTTTTGGAGGTTGTGTTATGGTTCACACTATTGGTTCGTCTATTTGTCCCATCTGTAGCGCTACTATTAAATGGGAATATCATGAGGGAAATAAATACGGGACTGAACCTAAAGTATACTTATTAAAACCCAAAACAAATGCTAAATTGGTTAAAGGGTTATATGAACATCCTCTCACCATTGAAGTTTGCTGTCCTCACTGTAGCCAGTTGGTTGTTGTTCCATACACTCCTGACAAATAGGCTTCATACTTTTCAGCAACCACTTCCACTGATCTTCAAAAGCACGAATGGTTGAATCTTTAAATATTATTTTCATTGCCAAGTTACGTTTTTTACAAATAAATAAAGCACAGTCATCAGATATTGTATAATCAGCATTAAGCAACCATTCTTTCTGACAAGGAAGCAAAATACAATTTTCTGTTCCACAAAAAGTCTTATTATCATCAGTCAATTTGTGACCTCCTATAAATATTTAATAAAACATCATTTAAAAACTTTCGAGGTTAATATTATGATTCACTCTACCGGTATAAGCGTTTGTCCTATTTGCAGATCATTAATCAAATGGGAATATTTTGAAGGAACATCGGGTGGACGTATCCCAGAAGTATATAGCCCTAATGAAAGTATTTCTCGCGCAATAGTCAAAGTTGGAACGGCGAAAGAACCACTTATAATTGAGGTGCGTTGTTATCAGTGCAACCAGCTACCCCTCGTGCCATACACTCCAAACAGTGTGGTTTAATTGCGGCAAGGAGTCTCTCCCAATATCCAGCCATTTCCGAAAACTGCATACCATCAAAATAAATTTTCATTGCTTTGTTTCGATATTTACAATAATACGTTACATCTTCGCTATCGTTATCGTAGTATCCATCTAGCAACCATTCTTTTTGACATGGGAGAAGTAGAAAGTCATCATTTGATTTGTCCATAATTTGCTCCTTTAAATATCAGAACACCATGTTCAAGAGGTTCCCGAACTGCAAATCTATATTGTATTACTTTACTTATCGCCATTCGCATACTGTCTCTAAGTGCCTCGGCTTTATATTTTTCAAGATAATTTGTTATAGCTTCAAGTCTAATATTAGGGTCAACGGAGTCTATAATATAATTAATCATATCAGAAGCAATATTTCCATCATTTAGAATATCTATGGCCACTTCTCTAATATACCAATCAAAAAAGCCATCATAAGTTTTATGTTTTAAATAATACAAATAAGCCAATTCGGAAACAGAAAATTGTGTTTTATTACGTTGAGCATCTACAAAAGCAGCAAAATCAAACATACTAATATTCCAACCCGCCCACCACATCATTATTTAATAATATATAGCACTATATTCGTAATTATCTAAACAATACATTTCTTTGATACCATAGCCACTCGGATTAACCACAACAACATATCGTGTTCCGTTATATCCAATTTCCGTTATTGTACAATCATTTAAACAAATAGTTTTGTAGAAGTCGGTATCAATCTCATGCAATTCAAGATAATTCTTTAGAGATTCTATATCCGCATCATTCATCTATATTCTCCATTCTTCCAAAGATAAAGCTTGTGATATGGTATTGTTTTATCATTATAATGTCGCAACGTTTTCTGCACATCTATAATGCGTTGATTAGCACTTCCGCGCCATTCAAGTGTTATGTCACGTTCCGCTTGGATAAAAGACCCATCAACTAAAATATCAATATATGGAAGTATCCATTCCCTACAGAAATCATCATCAACAATTTCGGGCCATATATATCCTGTCCACATCCAAATTGATTTATCAGGACAATGACACTTAAAATAAAGTACTGTTTGAGATATAACACTCCGGTTATCAGGATATAGTGGATCGCCACCAGATATTGTTAAACCAGCACACCATGGTTGTTCAAGTTGTTTCTTTATAGCAAATATTGTTTCGTTATTAAAAGGTTTGCCTACTGCTGGATTCCATGTTTCGGGGTTGTGACAACCTATGCAGCCATGAGAGCAACCTGATACCCATAAGCACACTCGAAGTCCTGGCCCTTGTGTAACCTCGGCGGTTGTAATTTTTATATAGTTCATAGTAACCACCTCCATTATACTATCTCTATACCTGTGTGCTTTACCCTATGCTCTGTTTCCGCTTGTTTTGCTTTATTGAACGCAGTTTTGTAATCCCCCGTAAGATAGCCTGTGACTCTGCGAAGTTGCCTAATGTTTTTACTATGGCACATCGGGCATTCATCATTAAATTCACCAGTAAACCCACATTCTTCGCACGAATCATTTGGAACATTTATCGCAAGGTATGGGACATCTTTATCCATTGCATAATTTACAATTTCTTCAAGAGCCTTTATGTTATAAGATATTGCTCCGTCCAGCTCAACATACAAAATGCAGCCTGCGTTGCTATAACTATCTAATTGTGATTCAATATCTATTTTTTCAAATACTGTTAGCTTGCTCCACACCGGGCAATGTACGCTGTTTGTGAACCACTCATGATCGGAAACATTTGGAATTACGCCATATTCCTTTTTAAAGTTTAACATAGCTGTGTTACATAGATTTTCTGCCATTATTATTTGGACTATATTTTCACCATACTTTTCGTATGGGGCTACTCTTTCGCTTTCGCTACTCTACTCGTTTTATCAACTTTCGATAGTCTCTACACATTTTTATTCTAACAAAATTTGATATTAACAATTTATAATATTACATATACAAGAAATAAGTTCCGCTCTTTGTCCAAGAAGGTTTGCGATTATTATGACATTGTTGTAAAATATTTTTACTAGAAATCCCCGTTTGTCTTTCAGCTTCCCATGAATTCCAATATCTGCCAATTTCTTCATCTGATTTTAAATCATATTGTACAACAATAATCGGTTTATCTCCACTCTTATCATCTTGGAATCTAAAATAAAATGGTTTACGAACAGGTTTTTTGTATTTGCATTGTCTTAGTATAGTATTGGCCCCCACTTCTGTTTCTCTCGCTGCTTCTTTAACGCTTCCATAAGCTCCAAGAAGCTCGTTAGTATAAGTATTATACATATATACTGGATGGGACTGTGAATCATCATATCCCTTATCGTTTACAAGCAACCCATCGTCTACAGCCTTTTGAGTGTTTTCTGAATATGTTGTCCAATATAAATTTTCCACTCTGTTATCTGATTTAATATTATTTTTATGGCCAACAACAGGAAGATGACTTGGATTTTCGATAAATGTTTCGGCAACAATTATATGAATTCGTCTCTGTTTTATATCAAAAATCAAATTGTTTAAATCAATTATGTATTTAATACTACCATAAACATATCCATTTTGTTTATTTGTAAAGGTATTATATTTAAAATATTCTCCAAAATGTTTATGCTTAGATTTTTGCGCCTTTTGATAATTCCAGCGATTTGTAATTATTCGGGTTTCTTGACCATATAAATTTCCATTTCTATCAATCCAACACAAAGCATTCTTTATTTGTTTTGCATCTTCTGGCAATTCTTTAATATACATTTAACCTCCCTTCTATCGAAATTTTGTTAGAATAATTTAGCACGGTATTCCTTTAGGTTCACCGTTTTAAGTAGCTTTCTCACAACAGATTTCTCTGCTGGCCCCCACAGACATTATGTATTATGTTCAGGGGTATAGTACACTCCAAAATTCAGCGAATGTTCGTGTTTAAATTCATTGCACCTATCTTTAAAAAGTTGCTCAATACATTTGGCTAATTCTAATCCTTTAGGTTCTGTATGATCACATCCAATAAGTATTTGTAATGTTTCTGCTAATCCAATTTGCCCGATTGCTAAAGTCCCATGCTTCAATGCGCTACGAATTCCCTCTTCTGGAACATAACCATACATAGTATTATTTTCGTACATGAATTTTGCTGAATCCACAGATTGAGAGCAAATCCAATCAAATCGTTCAATTAACATATCTTTTGCTTCATGAATCTTTACATCAAGCAAATCCATAAAATTATCTATTAAAGATTTATCATTATGAATTTCTTTGGCTTCCATTGCAAGGGTCGGAAGAATTATTGTAACAGGTGCTATATTGCCTCGTCCATCCTTTAATTGTCCGAATCCATTGATGTCAAAGCCGTTATATGTTCTACACAAGAAAGCATTGCTGCTCTCTCAGACTATATCATAGACAGTTGGTTGTCTCTCCGCGCTTCCATATTTTTTAATATGTACTCTACTCAGTTACTCCTTGCTATAACCCAACATCCACAGCAAGTACCTTTTCGATAGTCGTTTCACATGACATAAGAGAATTTATATTTATAATGATTTAAAATTTCACCTTTTAATATTCTTGCTACTTTATGACGATCTAAGTGAAGTGCTTCACCGAGTTTTCTTATCGAATCAAATATATATTTGTTTCCATCTATATCTTCTGCTTGCACTTTTGTATTATTTTTATATGTTCTGTTGCCGCTGTCCCATCCATGTTGTACGTTGTAAGAATTAGTACACCATTCAAGATTATCTAACGAATAGTTTAATTTGTTAGAATCGATATGATTTATGTATTTATATCCATTTGGATTTGGTATAAATAAATTTGCATATAAAACATGAAGTCTTAAATGATAATGACTACCATCGCTTCTTGATCTTGTTACTTGATAATACCCGTCTGAACCAACAAATGGAGTTATCTTTCTTCCTGTTCGAGCGTTATAAACATTAAGGTCATCATCTACAACAAATCCTTTATATTCTCTTATACTCATCACTTCCTTTATTTTGAATTTTTCTCTCTTATGTTTTAGCACAGCGATTGTCCTATGTTATAGGATTTCCCTGTTAGCAAGATTGTTAATGAACCATTTTCCTGTTCAATACTCAATCGTCAATCTCACACCTTTATTAAAAGTTCACGGAGTTTAATATGGGCTGTTGGTGTTTTCTTAACCCATAGTGGCCGTATATGTTCGGGGGTCGTTTTCATCGTATCCAGCATTGACGCTCCAATCACAATTGACATAATTAGGATATAATCTTTTTGCTGTTGATTGAAGCGCTAATTTATATAAGTCATAATTAGGCTCTCCTGGTTTCCTGTTGATTCCTTTTTTCATTTGAAAGATTCCACATGGAAAAATTGATGTTTTGTGTAATTTACCAATTCCTTCAATTGACACTTCCAATAATGCCTTAGTAATCATTCGTCCTTCAGGAAGAGTGCATGTGCCATAATTTATAGAAGTAAAAGGCAACTGATTTCCGCTCCTACTCTGAAGAGTATTAAGATTATGGTACATTCCTTCAACCGCTTGATATATTTCCTTGATTGTCATATCCATTGCATATTGATAAACTTTATCATAATGCTTATATATTACGCTCTGAATTGATACATCTACAGGATTCAAGCCATTAAATTCTTTCCAATTGTTGTTAGGCTCTATATACTTTAATCCATCACAATAATGTTTATAAAAACTCTTTCTAACATAAGGAACCATAGTCCAATCAAGATGTGATGCTGCGACTCCACCAAACTGTTGAAGTGATTGAAGTTGAGATATTACGGCCACAAGTTGAAATGCAGTGTTAACAGAATTAGCAGGACGTACATCTGTTTGACGAGTTTTAAACCCATTGGCAAGCAAATCATCGAATGGAATAGTTAAACAATTATGCTGACCTATATAATACGAATCAAGATCGTGAATGTAGATTTCATTATTGAGGTGGTTATTGCGAGACATTTCACTCATGCAATAATCAAGGGCAAGACGTTTCATAATAACGTTTGCAGCTTCGCCTCTACGTCCCCCGAATGATTTTTCATCTACATTGGCATTTTGATTAACTATATTTGATGCACTAAGTTTTTCGAAAACAGCTTTAATCATATCATCATTAAATGACCTTGCGCGATTTCGTTTATCCCTATATAAAATATAACATTTTGCTACATCTTTGTGCTTGCAGCTCATCAAACCTTTTTCAACCAAGTCTTGGATTTGCTCGACTGTTAGATTATCCGCAGATTCTTTCGCTTTATCTTCAATATATTTTGCAATAGATTTTGCTTTATCTTTTGCGTATTCCGTAATCTTACCATCGACTTCATTGAAAGCTTTAAGTACTGCATTTTCAATTTTAGCCTTATCAAAGCTTACTTGTCTGCCATCTCGTTTAATAACCTCCATAATAATTTACCTCCTATGTATTCAAATATGTTAAAGAGAATGTTTCCCTTATACCAATTCATTTATAGCATAATCTTCATACCAGCGAGCCTTGGCCAAATCTTGCTGTGCATCAACTCCCGGCTTTCTTCCTGCCCTATATCGATATTTATACGCATTACAGATACAGAAGTTCCGCACCGCAATATCACCATACAGCGCAATCATTTCTTCCATACACTTTGTGCCGTCATAGTGAGCGGGGCCATCCACATATTCATACGGCTGCGCCTTTGGGCTTTCCTTTTTGGTCTGCGGTTCTTTCGGCGGCTCGGCCTTAACAGTCTCATCTTTAGCAGGCTGGGCATCGGAATTAATCTTAGCAACAGACTTGGCTCCTTCATTCACACTTTTCTTTGAATAATCTGTAGCTTCTGTCACATTTTTCTTAAATTGTTCCATTGCGTTCAACAGCCCATTTTTCAAGCCTCGCCCATAAAGATTTGCAGCAAGGAATGTAAAATGTTCATTAGTTAAATCATTACTGAACTTATCAAATACATAATCAATCCAAGCATCTTTGCCAAATACCTTTATAGCTCCGTCATTCAATTCGCCGTATGTAGAAGCCTTAACTAATAACACATCTTTAGGTATAGTTGATACATTGTACCACAAGAGCAACTTACCAGTATCTGCTTCAACTGTAATATGTGTATATCTCGGCTTGAATCCTTTTGTTTTAATATCCATGTTCTGCTCCTTAATAAAATATTGTTACGGCCTTTAATTTTCGTTCGCCATTCACAAACGTATAATCTCGATATGTACGTTTCCAATTATCGAAGTCTATATAATGTAAATTATCAACTTGTGCATAGATCACACTACCTTCAAACCCTATATCTTCAACTTCAAAATCATCGGAGAACAACATCTTACCATCAGGCATTTGAACTTGAAATTTTATCATTTGTATTCCTTCCTATGCCTAAAGTATGTAACGCTTCCTTCATTGACATCGTACCAGTTTCTATACAGTTCATTATGTTCCATACAGATTCAAGATGTCTATATTCTTCTATATAGCTGTAATTCCGAGTTCGACATAATCTGATATAGCCATTTGCAAAATCACGAGAATAATCATGAGCCATCAGCAGCTTCTTAAATCTTTTGCGTGTCACGACTGTGCCTCCTTGTCCAACTTCAAATCTCTTATGTCAATCGTACCATCACGTATTTGTTCAAGCTGTTCGGGTGTTAACTTGTATGTAACGACTTCACCGCACTCTCTATCATACCGTTTGCACATGCGGTTTGCTTCTTCTGTGGCACGCTCCTTTCTCCCAAGCTCTCTTTGATTCATTTAAATAACCACCCCCTGTATCTTTATCCATCACTTTAACATTTTCTATTGTAGCAATTCTGTTTGATTGAACTACCGACTGATGCCCATTTGCCCAGACAAAATAAAAATCACCAATCCGTCCAATAACCTCATACTTCTTATGTAACTTAATACGCCAATCCAAATCACTTGTCTTAGAAACTGTTATGTATTGTTTTATCATTATTGTACCTTTCTCTTATGGGACAATTAGCTATTCCTATTTTAATTTCGACTTCTTAGTTCTATGTCCAGCTTGTCCAGTTCGTTAAATTGTGGAGTTTTGCTTGTCGCAATTTTCTTCCATGTATCTCCATCAGCAAAGAATAACGTAAACACTCCTGTTATATTGTTCTGGGTTACTATTGCTTTGATCTCGTCTGATTCTGAACCTATGGCTGTATGTACTTGAAGTGCGATTTTATTATGTGCTGGAATGTGGAACGATGATTTGACCTTGCTTGCTAACATGCAGCGCTGCCTCCTGTTCTGTTTTAATATTGTACAAAGCTTCGCGCATCTCATGAAACAGAATATCATATATAAGCCGTCCTGTCGTTTTCTGCTGACAAAAGATTATCTGACAATTATACCGGGCAAGCCAAGTTGTAAGACTACCGATTAGTGAATTAGGTGACATCTTACTTCTATACGCACCACTGTATGCCCATTCCCAACTGCCACGTTCAATTAACAGATAGGTCTTAGCTCCGGCCTCAGCTGCTCTCTCAAATTCTCGCTTGAACCGTTCTCGATCACTGGTAAAGCACTTACACAATTCTGCTATATCCATTTTGCGCTCTATCACTACTTTATTCTCTAATGAAAATTCCGTGTCATCATCCAGCGTGACAGTTGCAGAGTAATCACCATAGTCAAGTCGATGCCATTCTGCCGGACAATTAAAATGTGATATTCGTTCATTCAGCGCGTCTGTTTCGTGTTCGCGGTCATCTACATAAATTTTAAAGGATTTCATTATTCGATCTGTTGTAGCATAGTCGATAAAAATCACCTCCTACTTAACTCGACCAACCATCTGGATTTGGAACTACATTTAATGGGTCAATATTTATTACCTGAAAATTTTCTGTTCTTTTATCTGCTTTTTTATGTTGGACTCTATAATCATATGGTTCAATAGGAGCTATAACACAAAGCATTACAATACCCAATAATGGTAATAAGAGAAGCATCATCAAACCTCCTCATCCATCTTTGCGCCACCGTCACCGCGACGCTCTCCGCAGCGCGGGCATATGGGGTGCTGTGCGATAAACTGCGGAATGTCTTTCACGTTCATGCTTACGATTTCCCCACAGTCGGGGCACTTCGCCCAATAGCGCGGTTGAGCGTCAAAGCTCACATCCGCGAACAACCAATTTGCCCACATGTCAAGTTTCTCCTTTCTTATTCCTTTTCCATCTTTGCGCCACACATGGGGCAATAATTCGGTGTCCAGCGTTCAAACCGTCCACACTCAGGGCAATGATAGCCTCCATATCCATCAGCAATCCAGTGCGCGTATACCACAGGAGCAACGTCGGCAGCGGGAGCGTCTTCAATACTGCTAATTACATCATTGGGGTCAAACATTCCGTCAGGATAACTGTGCGCCCCTCCGTAAATGCCACCTTCATCGCCCCACCATGTTGGCACATCTTTCATGTGAACAAGTAATGCTTCTCGGTCAATGTATTCAGCCATTGCTATCTCCTTATTTAACTTTCGCTATATACTATATTCCCACAGCAGGGACATGTACATTTATAATAAGACACATTGTATTGCGCCCCGCCATATTCGTATTCATCCTTGGTTGCATTGCGCTAAATATCCTATCTCTAAATCATACATACCAAGCATGATTATAAAATACACATCTCGTTTTCCATAAATATCAATAGGCTCAACACAAAACGATAACCCAATATGCCAAGCCCAGTTCTTGTTTAGTTCAATTGAAAATTTTTGTTTGTATTTAGACGGCATAATGCAATAACTCCTTTTTGATTATTTTGTCTTAACATATTTTCTAAGCACCAATTCTTTATCCGTTGTTGATTGAACCCATTGTCCTGAATCATCCTTGCTCCATTTGCCTTCTTCGCGCAGCTCGTCCACTCTAATAATGTCACCTACTGCTATCGGATGAGTGTTGAGGGTCGAGCCTTTGATTTTACATTTGAGTTGGTCGCCGCTGCGCAAGTTGTAGAGAGTGAGATTTTTGTTGGTGTACTTGCCTTCGAGAGACAAGATGTAGTAATAGGATGGAGAAAGAGTGGGAACTGTTGTTTTGCAATATCCTATCTTTTCCAATTCAAAATCCAGAACTTGTTTTACAGGGACATCTTCGTCAGGCAGGTTATTCCAGATTTCATTAAGCGCTGCATCACTGTCAAATTCACGATACTGTTTTTTTGTTTCTGTGACGCAATGCTTTTTTATATATTCAATATATTTACTATCTGAATCTTTAGGAAATTGAGTACGTCCATAAAATTCATCAATCGCTGCTATAAAATCTTTTAGCTTTTTACGTTTTCCAAAATCACTAAAATAATTCAGCATAATTAATGTATTAATTTTATCTGCTGCGAGTCCTTTAATCTTAGACATTACCTTCCACAGTTCAAAGAACGAATCAAAGTGTTGCTTGCCAAGTTTATAAAGAGCTTCAGCAGTTCCTTTGCTTAAACCTTTAATGGATAGAAGCGAAGGATAAATACAATGATGTTTAGAATCGGCCTTGAATGTTCTATTATCTAGTCCAAACTTATATTCGCCTTCATAGATCCCAAACCCACGCAACATCTCTTGTTTAAGAAGTGCTACCTTATCCTTGTTTCCCTTGTCGCTGTATAACTGTTCGAGCACCTCATAGAATTCATAAGGATAATGGGCTTTGAGATATGCACAGTAAAGAGAATCAAGAGCTACGGATTCGGCGTGCGCCGAATTAAAACTGTACGCTGTTGCGTCATTTATTATAGTCCAAACATTAGAAGCAATTTCATCAGGTGTTTTATCAAGTGGGCATTCACTTTTAATTTTCTCTTTGAATCTATTTATAAATTGTTCTTTAAGAGGACGAACCTTTTCTGGATGCTTCTTTGCGATATCTTTAATAATTCCGTAACATTTATCAAGTGGAAATCCTGCAAAATTTAGTACAGACATTAAATTTTCCTGGTATAGAATGTAACTATATGGGAACTCTTTTGTTTGAATAATAGCATCAAGAGAAGGAATTCCATAAGAGAAAGGTTCACGACTCGCAAATTTTGAATACATTGATTTGAAACCAGGTCGAATTGCCGCAATAAAAGCTGCAAGTTCAGAAAGATTTTGTGGTTTATATTTTTTTAACTTCTCGGTTGTACTTGATTTCTCACACTGATTGATGCCTTGAGTTAATCCACGAGAATAAATGTTCCATGTCGATTTATCGTTATTAATCTTTTTAATTAGCACAGGAACAGAAAACGGTTCAATTCCAATTCGTTCAAACAGTTTTTCAATCAAATAGACAACATCAACTTTAAGCAAATCATTTTTAAGGAACTTATAATTTTCAGCAACAGCACCGTCACAAACTGTTGTAATATATTCTTTTTTTGTTGAATCACTTTTACATTTTATCAGCCCAATCTCTCTACGGATCGAACCAGAGTATAACATAAATGCACAGGGCGCTCGCTTTTTATCACTAATAATTCCCCAATATGGTTTGCTCTTTTCCAAGTAATCCCAATATTTCTCATCAACAAAATCATGAATGTCAATTGAATCTCGTTCATCATCATCTTCGGCATATTTAATTGCATCGTCATATTTCTCTATTTGCTTTGATATTTCATTTGCTATATCAAAATCAAGATGCTGTGCTCGTGCATAAAGTTTAAAAGCTGCCTTCTTTTTTAGTGTTCCAAATGCAATCATTGGATACGCATGGTCTTCACCAAGAATATCTTTTTGAGCCTGTTCAAACACTTCAGGATTACCCAAATTCATATCAATATCCGGTAAACTGTTTGATTCCATAATTCTTGTCTTAGAGATAAAGCGCTCAGGATATAATTTGATTGGACTTTGAAAACGATCAACGCTACTAAATCCACAAAGAGTATTTGTAAAATAACCAACAGCCGAACCACGACCTGTACGAGTAATCATGCCACCACGAGACTTCGCAAGTTTAACTATTTCATAATCTAATAAGGGGTAATCGACCATTCCCGTGGACTTGTACGTATCTACTTCCATCTTAACTCCCTGATAATATTCATCATATCTATCAGCAGGAATATTTTTTATATACTCCTTAAACAACTTAGTAATTAATCTAGAGTATATTTTATTTTTTTCTTCTTGGGTCTTACCAGGATAGAGCGTTGGTAGTTTGCGATTCTTTTCAAATACTTGACTATGATAATCTTCAAATGTTAAAATAATATCTGATTTATCCATAGCTTTTTGAACTTCGTCTTGAGTAAACACTCCTTGCTCCATAAATCGCTGCATTACAGTCGCCTCGTCAGGATAATCAAGGGACCAGCCATCCTCTTCGTCATAATGAATACCTTTAGCTGCAAGAAGTTCATCACGTTCTTCTGCCTGCTCTGAATATATATAATGACTATCAAGGCCAACAATCATATCAATGTCATATTCAGCAGAGAGTTCTTTAATATGTCGATTAACTTCTTTTTGTCTATCAGTGTTGTGACTTTGAATTTCGAGCGCGAAGTTATCTTTAAAATGATCTTGTAATTGCAATACTATATCATCTATATCGTCATATTGCCAAAAGGCGCAGCAGGCACTCGTGCAAAAAACATCAGTAGGAGTAAGCTTCATTAACAATTCTAAATCAATTCGAGGTTTATAGTAGTAACCATCTTCATTCGCTGTCGATAATATTTCGTTAATGTCTTGCCTACCATTCTCATTCTTTGCCATTAAAATGATATGTGCGTTAGTTCGATCTGCTTCATGCCTATCTTTCACCCAATAGGGTTCACATGCTACATACCACTTTAACCCATACTTCTCAGCAATTTCTTTAGTCTGCCACACATTGCCACAAAATCCGTGCTCACAACTCGATAAGGATTTCTGCCCAAGTTCAACTGCACGTTTCGCATATTGTTCTATGGTTACTGCGCTATCAGGAGTAAAGATATTGCTGTAGCTCGTGTGTTTGTGGTAGTTTTCCATTCTATTCACCTCCTATTGCGCCATTCTGCTCATTTGCACACTTTCACGCAATATCACATATCCTTCTCTATAATCTGCGCTGCGTAATTATCTGCTGTATGAGTCCAGAGTACATTTGGATATTTCTGCATCGCGAGGTTATAGCGATTCCATTCCTCAGTATCGGTTGTATAGCTACCCATATGAAATCTAATACAAGCCGCTTCTGATTCAGTAAGATTAACATGTCCAGCCAACATCAACACACTTTTAACTCCATGTCCATCGTACATCTTTTCTTTTTTATCTTTATAATTCCAAACACCGTCTAGCTTTATATAATCATCACATTTACACACATCATGTAGCATACCAATTAGGAAAGGACTTTGAGGACGCTCCCACTTCAAGCCTAATTTGTCCGTCAGTTTGATTAAAATTTCGGCAACATGACATGAATGAGCAAACAACCCACCGTCGCTATTTAAATGATGATGGACTGAAGCCGGTGCTACAAAATAATAATTAACATACAACCATTCTATCACGTCTTTAGTAATTATATCTTCACACTTATTCTCTTTAATTAAATCACGAAAAAGGTCTATATTATTTGATTCTATCTTATTCATAATTCACCTCAAAACAATTCATCATCACTTACATTAAATTTTAAACCTTCACGATAAGCCTGTGCATAAGGACATTTATCAGAATGACCACAAAGATTCATACAGAAAAAACTATTCTTTTCATTAATCGGTGTAACTTCTGGCGCAGCATTTTCAGTCAGCGCTTCAAATTTATCTGCTGCATTATGTATAAAATCAAGGCACATGACTTCACGTTCAGGCGTGGGTTCATATTTTTTAACTAAAGGTGTTATCTTGAATTGGCTTCTAATCTCCTTGGGCAACACATCCATCGAACCGCTTGTTTTGAACTTGTCTAAATACTCGTCAATATCAAACTGATCATAGCCTACATACTTCATTCGATTCTGGACTATTTTCCACATCGTGTCGTATAACTTGATATTCTCACAGTTTTTGATCATCTTAGTAATCTTGCCACCGACTGTTGATTCATATTGAATTGTACTGTACTTTAAAAATACCCATGCAATGTCCCGAACAGTATAACCAAGTGCTTCCAGACTCTTTTTATAAATCAAAAGCTGAAATCCATGAGAATCCAAATCCGCCCCACGATACATACTACTCGTTTTATAATCGTAGAGGCTCACCGTTCCATCTTTGTTATACCGAATCAAGTCCGCATAACCGATTAAGGCACGCTCACCAAGGTCAAGTATCAATAGTTCCTCTGTTTTAAATTCGCCTTTAGGCTTGTGATAGTTACGGCAGAAAAAATCCATGTTCTTAATATATCGTTCTCTAATCTTGTCGCTGCCGTCCTTTGACTTCGGAAATTCAATCCCTTGTAAATTCAGTTCTTCAAGTTCATCTATAACCGCAGGCCACAAATCCGCTTCGGTTGCTTTGCCATGTGTAATCATTTCCAACGTATCATGAACTCTGCCGCCTAAAGCTGAATAGATATTGTCACTACCTTTTTCATGTTTGATATATGTAAGCCATGCACCGTAAAGACACTGTTCAACACTCGCCAATCGACTGAATGAATAAACCTTTTTTTCTGCATCATAAAGTGCTGTGATTCTTGGGTCTTGTTCTCGTTCTGCCATTGCTACGCTCCTTAACACTCTGGCTTATTCAACATCTCTGTAACACCAGTAAATTTGTTTCGCCCTCTAATTACGGAATCTGGGATTTTATAAACATGTACACCCTTCATCGCTTCATCAAACGCTAATGATTCATCTTGATAAACATTACAATTTGCATAAAACAAATTCCAAAACTCGTCCAAATCAATCAGCTTCATCATGCACTCCGTCAATCTAAATCTTCCCATTCTTCAGTCATTTCGGCAGTAAAAGTAATTCCACAATGAGGACATTTTGTAGTATTCTTTGGTAATGCTGCAAACATCTCAATATCAAAACCACATCTGCTACAAAAATAATGACAAGGTTCTCCGCCAACACAGCTATAAATATCAATGTAATGAGTTTCTATAATATGCGGTTCATTATTTGTTTTGTTCATTTAATCTCCTTCATTCATAATCGCAAAACAATGCGGACAATATTCTGATTTTTCTAAGTTTTTACAACCACAATTAGAACACCCGTAAGATAACGAATCTCTGTCGAACCAATGAGCATGTTTCGTAAAAATTTCTTTGACCACCGGAATGTTTTCTAATGCTTTATTTATTGCCATTGATTCATCGTCGAAAACATTCAGATATTGTATATAAAGATTCTCAAATTTATCCTTGTCTATCAGTGTCATTTGATTTCCCCATCTATGCCTTAACAATGGATTCTATATCTATCAGCTGCTCTAATTTTTTATTAGTAGTCTTCTGATTAGCATAACGATTTAAATAATCATGATACTTTTCTGTAAATTCATCCATGTTGATTTTCTTCATAATCTCATACCCACTTCACATACTTCCGCAATCCTTCACTTTGACATCTTATACATAGCTACTAAAGTACGGCCAAGAACTACAGCATTATCCTTCTTTTCGGATTTGATATAGACTTGATAAAATGGCGGTGCATTACAGTTCATATAATTCTCTTCGACCTTACCGATCTTAGTCTCAGGCGGAATTTCATTCGCTTCGTAAAAACTCCAACCCCTACCACGTATGTCTTCGGTATATATCCACGTTTTTATTTCGCTCATTGTTACACCCACTTTACATATTTCCGTAGCCCTTCCCTATAGGCTTCTCTGCCCAAATCACAAACATTCATCTTTGAGCCTTCGGGAACTACAGCCGCTTCATCCCACACATAGCCCACTTTATTGTCTACTAATGGATTGTGCATTTTCAGTTTGGCCGCTTCTTCTCGAACAGTCTCTTCATCCAATCCTTCATCAAAAGCCAGGATAATTTTATTTGGTTGGAGCATTAAGATGTGCCGACGTTGATAGTCCGATACATGACAGCCACATAATCCCAACACTACATGGCTGCCGAATGATGCAGCTTGGAGTACAGCCTTTTCAGATTCCATCAATACAACTGTACCACCTTCACTGATTCGCTTATAATTATCGACATAACCATATAGCGTTTTAGTTCTTGAACAAGGGATAATAGGCAACCACCTTGACTCATGCGGACAATCCACTATATTACTTCTGCCCATAATGCCTACCAGTTCACCGGACAAAGAGCGTTCTGGAATTGTAATCCGTTCTGTTTCAAAATCATAACCAATGCCAAATCGTTCCTGTGTCTTTAAGTCGATACCATCATGTAAGAATTGAAGATTGTACTGTCCTGCATATGGTTCAAGTATTGATTCAGGGTATGTTTGTAGTGGAAGTTCGTCTGCTCTGCTCGGAACCAACTTTCGATAAAATCCGCCAAATGGCAAACGTACCTTGATAGTCAACTCTGCTTCACTTATTCCTGCCTTGTGAGCTGCATACCTTAGAGCGTCAGGGAATGAACAGTTAAGCTTGTCCATAATCAGAGAAAAAATATTGCCATGCTTTCCTGCGCTGAACATCGTATAGCAAAGAGTTTTACAATCAATCACACAAGCAGAAGGGTTTGTATCATGTTCGCGTGAAAATCTGAAATTATCTTTGTACGAGTTATATTTAATGTTTTCGAATCCTAACGCTTCAAGAATAGCCAAGACACGATCGGATTTCCCAGAGAGTTTATTGTACAGAATTGACACTTCCACGCAAACTGCACACCCCCTCTATTTAATTAAATGTCTTATGTTCGTTTATAATTTTACAGTAACCGATTTCTTTAAAGATATTCAAATGTGCTTGCCATTCATATAGAACCGTTTGCCCATCTTCATCATTACGAGTTTTATTTAAAAACGCTACCATGTAAATTTTATCAGGGTCAAGTGTTACCATTTCTTTTACTTTGTCTTTCACTCGATAAGGCTTACAATCAAAACGCTCTCCTGTATACTCGTCCTGCCAAAGCCGCCTAATCATAATCAGTTCGGATACAACCTCTTTGATTTGTTTTGAGTTGGACAGACATTGGGCATCAAGCCAACGAAAGTTCGTAGTAGATAGTGCAAGCTGGAACGTGGCGATAAATGCAATATTTTCTTTAGATACTACATTAAAAATACGCCGACTATTCATAAGGAGTTGTTGCCACATCTTATCGTCTGATTCATCATCGGATTTCATAGTATCGTAAAAGAAACATCCAACACCGGAGCGAGCTAAACGCTTAATATACTTTAGAGCCTTACTCGTATTATTCTCGAACATCTTTACAAAGATAATGCTGGAATACTTCTCTTTTGATATAACCGCAGCCTTACGCAGCAAGGTTAGTTCTTCATCCGTAAAATG